GCTAATATTCTTCAAGCTGTTTTATGGGCATTTACTGCTTTAGCAGGATATTTTGGTTTTGCTCTTCATGGAGATAAGTGGAATCATAGAATTTTCTTCTGTGTAGGCGCATTAATGACTTTAATTTCCTGGGTTATTTTAGCCTACGTTGGTATGGGATGGCCAGCTTTAATCACCTTCGTAACTTTATGGGGGATTTCCGCAGGAATTGGTGCGCAAGCATGGTACGCATTATGGTCAACTGAACTCTTCCCCACAAAATATCGTGCCGGTGCCCAAGGGTTTATGTTTTTTACAGTAAGAGGAAGTGCCGGAATTTGGTCAATTGTTTTTCCCACTATTTTAACCTCAATGGGTTTCAAGGCTGCGGGGACTTTAATGATTATATTCTTAGCAATTTCATTAATTATTGGGACTATTTGGACTCCGAAGACGCGTGGGAAGTCTCTTGATGAAATTACTAGAGAACGTTATGGCGATAAGGAAAAATAAATTAATCTGAATTGAAAGGTATGATAATTATGGAACTAGGAAAAGTTGCCCAAGTAAATTTAGATTTAGTTGATAACATTGATAATTGGAATTTTGATAAGTTAAAGTGTGCTAAACTACAAGAAGTAGGAATTGAAAAATCAATTATATATTTAGATAAAAAGAGTAGCCAACTTTTTATCACTTTAGATGTGAGAGATTTTAAATCTTATCAGAAATTGTCTACTCAATATCAGAATGCATGGTGGTCACATCTAGAACCGTTGCCTAGTATAGATGGTAAAAGCCTTTTGGATTATACTTGGCATGAAGTATTTAAAATTGAAGATGATGAATAAGACTAAGGAGTGAAAAATTTCACTTCTTTTTTAGGGGGAGAAAGAGCAAAATATGATATTTTAAATATAAAGTAAATAAATTTGAGGGTATAATAAGAAATGATTATTGATATGACGGGCTTTTTTTAGTGTATTCCCCACGTAGGTGGGGGTGATCCTTTGACGCTTAGACTTACCGGATTGCTTAGACAGTATTCCCCACGTAGGTGGGGGTGATCCTTTGTGTCCCATCCACGGAAACGTTAGAATGCTGTATTCCCCACGTAGGTGGGGGTGATCCTAATTTCATATCGTTAACTCTCTTTTCTTAAAAAACTTCACAAACAACAATTTACCTATGTACCAGTAGTTTGATAAATATTTCTCACAAGGGTAATACAAAAATTTTTCACAAACTATATATAAAGATTGGTATAAAAAAAGACGCTGATTATTCAGCGTCTTCAAATGTTTACTTTTTATTTTAATATGAGAACGACGGGAATTGAACCCATATCTTCCCTAAAAACTAGGGCTGTCTTCCCCGTTAGACGACTTATTCTCAATTTCTATTATTCCATATTTTCTTAACCTTAGCAATTATTTGATTCTATTTTTCCGTTGGATAATAGGTACCATTTTCTGAATGATTATATCCAAAAGTATTCCCCACAATACGTGGGAATGATTCTAGCTGATAGAGTGACATTCTCAGTCTTGATATTATTCATCGGCAAACTTCTTTTGCGTGACGGTTAATTTATACTCGTTTGCTTTCTTACGATTTTTGTTCAAAGCTGGTTCACCTCCTCCAATTTTTTGAAAAACAAAAAAGCATTCAACTAAATGCTGAATGCCTTATAACGACTGGATTTGCACCAGTTACTTGACTTCCTGCACACGTCTTTCATTTAAATATACAAGTACCATATAGGCACTTTATATACCCACTCTTTCCGATCGCTTAATACTGTTGTATTATGCAGAGCCCTGTTTTCCTTCATAAACTACGTCTTTCTTTTATTATTCCATTGATTCATCATTTTTTCAATAAAGAAGATTCTTCTTTATTAACCTTCCTCGTACCATTGTCAGCATGCACATATTGTATTTCATACACGTGGGAGTGATCCCCACCAAATTAGAACATATCAAGCCAAGACTTGGTATTTATTACGGTAGATGAGCTCTCTAATTATTGTTAACTATTTTATGGTAGTTTGCTAAAAGGAAAGGAGATAAGAAATATTTACTATGTCAATTTTGGAAAATCAAGCAAGATGGAGAAGAGAATTAGCTAAAATATGTAATTAAAAAACTAATAACTAATTAATTCAGAATCTAAAAGTATTTAAGATGATAGAGCTAAGGCTGAATTTGTCAATTTTATATCAAATTTTTTGGGGTTATATTTTATCTTTAATTTAAAGAATAGGTGTTTAGCCAAAAAATCAAAAGAATGAAGCCAATCTTGCATTATTTCACAAATAGTTCCAAAGTTAGAATTATTTTCAATAAAAAGATTATAATTAAAAAGGTATTCTTCACTGTAGTGAAGGTGATCCGAATATAGTGTATAGTTCGGAAAGTATTCTCCACAGATGTGGAGTTTTAATAAAAAATATAAACAATATTGTGTAGAGTAAATTTAAAAGTGATATAATGAAATCAAATTCAAAAAGGAGATGATAGTTAATGACAAATTTATCCCCAGCCACTAAGGCTTTATGGGGAAAGAAAGCAGTTCATGACGATCAAGAATTTTGGCTTCCTTTAGTTGCACATTTAATTGATACTAAGAATGTAATGCAGTGGCTTTATAATGATTGGATTAGTGAAGGTACTAGAGAAATTTTACAACAAAATCTGTCTTCTGATGATGTTTATAAGTTGGTAGGATTTCTAGGCTTCTTCCATGATTTTGGTAAATCTACGCCAGCTTTCCAATATAAACAATCTTTTCCAAGACATAAAGATTTGGATGAAGATATAGATGAAAATTTAAAACGAGCTGGTTTTTCTTCAATCCAAATGGATAACTATAGAATTCGTAAATCACCTCACCCCATTGCTGGTGAGACTCTCTTAGAATCTTTTGGATTAAATGAATCAATAGGCTCAATTATTGGCGGCCATCATGGTCTCCCTCCTAAAAGAGATTTAACTTCTAACCAATTGACTACATATGCTTCAAATCTCTGGGGTCGAGATAGAGATACTGAAATTCAGGACCAATGGAAATCAGTTCAAAATAATCTTTTTCAATATGGATTAGAAGTGTGTCACTACGATAATATTAAGGATATTCCGGAAGTGACTTTGCCCCAAGCCGTAATTTTAGAGGGAATGTTAATCATGGCTGACTGGCTTGCCTCTAGTGAAAAATTAACTAATTACAGCAATATATCGTTATTCCCATTAATTCCGTTAGAAGAAGATTTTGATTCATTAAATATGAAAGATCGTTATCAACACGCTATCCAAAACTGGGATATTAGTGATCAGTGGATGCCTGAAAAGATAGCTTCTGTTGCTGAACAATACCGCTTAAGGTTTAATTTTGTTCCTCGCCCAGTGCAAAAAGAAATGTCGGAAATAATTTCTCAATCTAGTGATCCAGGGTTAGTTATTATTGAGGCGCCTACTGGAATTGGTAAAACAGAGCTGGCGTTGACAGCAGCTGAGCAATTAGCCTTTACGCAAGGAAAAACTGGTTTATATATGGGATTGCCGACGCAAGCAACAACTAATGCTATGTTTTCGAGAGTTAAACACTGGCTTGATAGTATGGCGAAAGAACAAGCTGCTCACCCCGATATAAAATTACTGCAAGGTAAAGCCAAATTTAATAAATCATATACTAATTTACCTTATGCCGAAAATATCTACGATGATACAGATGGAGATGTGGTAATTAATAGTTGGTTTGCGGGAAAAAAGTCGAGTTTATCTCATTTTGCAGTTGGAACAATTGATAATCTCTTACTCACTGCCTTAAAGCAAAAACATCTTTTTCTAAGACATTTAGGTTTTAGTGACAAAGTGGTGATAATTGACGAACTTCATGCATACGATTCGTATATGAGTTCATATTTAGAGAAAGCCATTAAGTGGTTAGGAGCATATCATGTGCCTGTAATTGCTTTATCGGCAACTTTACCTAAAGAAAAGCGAAATGATTTATTGAAAGCTTATTTGAAAGGAAAATACGGTAGTTCGAAAATAAAAGCTAGTGATAATTGGGAACATAATGAAGGTTATCCATTACTCAGTATATTAGATGGAAATAAATTGGAACAAGTAAGTAACTTTTCAATTGTAAATGATGAAAATAAAACTATCAATGTGGTTCGGTTTAATGGAAATGAAGAAGAAATTATTAATAAAGCTGTCGCAGAAATAGAAGACGGCGGTATAGCTGGAGTAGTTGTTAATACCGTTAAAAGAGCACAAGATTTAGCAAGATTAGTTCCTGCAAATATTGAAGTATTGCTTTTGCATTCTGCTTATTTAGCACCTGAACGTGAAAAAATTGAAGAACGACTTCAAGCAAATATTGGAAAAGATGCTACTCGTCCTAAGAAAATGATAGTTATCGGAACGCAAGTTTTAGAACAATCTTTAGATATTGATTTTGATGTTCTTTTCACTGATATTGCTCCTATGGATTTAATTATTCAACGAATTGGTAGATTGCATCGTCACAAAATTTCCCGACCTATCCATTTGGCTAAGCCCACCGTCTATATAACAGGAATCAACAGCTACGGTGATTATGATGAGGGCAATGAGTTTATCTATGAAAAGTATTTGTTGATGAAAACTGATCATTTTCTAACAGATAAAATTAATATTCCTAAGGATGTGTCTCCGTTAGTGCAACAAGTATATGATCCTAATGTAGATAAGGATATTAAAGATATTTCTGACTCTAAGGCAAAGTTTGAAAAGGATTTAAAAAAATCTAAGAAGAAAGCTCGGGTATTTCAAATAGGCAATCCGAATAAAAAAGGAAAAAATAATTTGTTTGGATGGCTAAGTGATGGACAAATTAATGTTAACGATGACAATCATGCCGCTGCTTGTGTTCGAGATATAAAAGAAACTATTGAAGTGATTCTTTTAAGAACTACTAGTGAAGGAACCTTTTTGATGGATGGTCGTAATATTGAAGAAGTAAGCAGTGAGGAAATAGCTGGTCAAACTATTCGATTACCTTTTGCAATAGTAAATAGTTCAAAAAGTAAAGATCCAATTGATAAAACAATTAGAGAATTAGAGACTAATATGCAATCTTTACATAATAAATGGAAAGAGGACATTTGGTTACGTAGCGCCTTAGTTCTAGAACTTAATGAGAATAATTTAACGACTTTAAATGGATTTAACTTAAAATATTCTTCAAAGTTAGGATTAATGTATGAAAAGGAGGAGGAAGATGAATAAACCAAGTTTTAATCTCGTCACTGAACCTTGGATTCAAGTTTTAGATCAGGATGGCAATCCAAAGGAAGTTTCATTATTAGACGTTTTTGAAAACGCTGCTGATTATCAGCGTTTAGCTGGTGATATGGCGAGTCAAGATTTAGTAATATTACGTTTACTTGTTGCTATTTTGACTACTGTATATTCACGAGTTGATATGGACGGAGAAGCTTATGAATGGATAACTCTTGATGAAAAAATGCATCTTAAGGAAGCTGAAGAAGAAGATTATGATCGTAATGATCTGATAAATACCTGGCACCTTTTATATAAAAATGGGGAATTCTCTGAGTCTGTTATTCAATATTTAAAAGAAAATAGCTCTAAATTTGATTTTTTAGGGGATGATCCTTTCTATCAGGTTAATAAGGAAATTTATGATCGGGAAGTACCAGCTAATAAAAAAATTAACCTTAAAAAACCAAAAGGCACCGTTGATATTAAACAAATAAATAGAACTATCTCTGAAAGTAATAATAGTCCATCAATTTTTTCACCTAGAACCAGGCATACTAAAAATGAAGTAAATTTGGCGCAATTAGTCCGCTGGATCATAACTTATCAAAGTTTTACAGGAGTTACTGATAAAACAAAAGTAAATAGTAAAGAGAAATTCTCCGTTTCGGCTGGTTGGCTGTATGGATTAAATCCCGTGTTTGCTCAAGGAAAAAATTTATTTCAAACCTTAATGTTAAACTTGGTTTTTTCAGAAGAATATGAAGACGAAAAACCTTTTTGGGAATTTGAAAATATAGTTGAATATATTGAGTTTCTAAAAGATGAGCCTTTTGCTCGTGATCTTTCAATTAGCACTTTGTATACGCTATGGTCAAGAATGCTACATATTGAATGGGTAAATGAAAAGCCTGTTATCTTTACTGCTGGATTACCAAAATTGGATAGTACAGAAGCCTTTGTCGAACCAATGACTACTTGGCATAGAAATAAAAAAACGGGAGAATTTTATCCAGCCACCAAGCATTTAAACGATTTAACAAAGGCAATGTGGAGAAATTTCGGGCAATATGTTAAAACTACAAGTTCTGATGAATTAGAAGACATGCATGAACCAGAAATAATTCAGTGGCTGAGAGAGGTACAGAATAACGAATATCTTCCGACAGATACTTCATTAACTCTGAAAACTACAGTACTAATTAGTGATGGAAACCCTTCTTCTCAGTTACCAGCATTTGAAATTAATGATAGCTTTAAGATTAAAGCAAATGTGCTTTTTGATAAAAATGAGAAAGATTATTGGCCAGCAGATATCGAAAATATGATTGAGTTAACTCAAGAGATTGGAAAGGATTTTTGGATTTTTACTAATAACATTAGTAAATTGCGTGGCTTGACTCGAACCAACTTCGCTGATAATTCAACCGCTAAATTTTATGAAGGTCTAAATCTTCCTTTTCTTAATTGGCTAGCAAGTTTAAGAAATGATCAAGAACGGGCAGATAAAACAGCTGAATGGAAGAAAATTTTAAAGACAATAGCGATAACAAAAGCTGAAGAGATTCTAAAAAATGCTTCTCCAAGAGATATTATTGGCCAAAAAAATCATGATAAGAAAGACGAGCCAAGTGGAATAAAGAATATTTTTACTATATTTAATCACTATAAGTTAAATATATTTAGTCATATTAAATGATAATTTTTAAGGAGGGATGATTATTTTGATGACAAAGATTGAAAGAGATACCAATAATATTATAACGAAATTACATGAACGAGAGGGCAATGATAAAGCCATCTTGGCTGCTCTTAGACGTTCCAATTCTATTTTAAGTCGTCAAGCTACTGTTGTTTGGCCTGTGCTATTTGAATATATCAAAGATAAAGATACTTTTGGTGAAAATAGTAAGCAAACAATTTCAGAACGAGCGATTTTCACTGCTTTGCGTTGCTATGCTGTCTTTGAGCAAGGTAATGATATGGAAAGAGATCGAGAATATGATAATGAAAATGCAAAATCATTATTTAGAAATTTATCATTTTTGCGTAAAGATGAACGGCTACGAGACGCTTTAGATAGACGTGCCCAGACTGTATTAAGTACAACCAATGTAGAAGCTGTTACTCGATCCCTAGTAAGTTTAACTAAAATTATAAAAGCTAATAATTCAGCTGCAATTATTAATTATCCTGAATTAGCAAATGACTTGTATAATTTTCAATTAGGCTTTGAATCTGCTAGAAAAGTAGCCATTAAGTGGGGAAGAGAATATTTCTGGATTAACGACGATAAAGAAAGTAACGAGGATTAAAAAATGACAAAAAATAATTTATATGTAGATATTCATGTATTACAAACTGTTCCATCTTCAAATATTAATAGAGACGATACTGGAGCACCTAAAACTGCTGTGTACGGGGGAACTACTAGATCACGTGTGTCTTCACAAAGCTGGAAAAAAGCTATTAGAGAAGGCTTTGAAAAAGATAGTAGAGAGTATGATTGGCTTAGTGGATTTCGTACTAAAAGAACGGCTACTTTATTGGCCAAAGAGTTAATGAAACAAGATTCTTCTTTAAGTTTTGATGATGCACGTAAAAAAGCTAAAGAAGTTTTAATTGGTATGGGATTAAAGTTTGATAAGGCAAAGAAAACTGATAAAAATAATGATAAAGACTTTGAAACTAAAGTTTTACTTTTCTTTAGCCCCGGTCAATTAAGAAAATTGGCAGAATACATATTAAATGGCAATGAAATTGACAAAAAAGAGGTAAAAAAACTTTTGGTTGAAAATCAATCATTAGATTTAGCACTTTTTGGTAGGATGGTAGCAGATGATCCAGAGCTAAATGTTGAAGCTTCTTCTCAAGTGGCACATGCTATTTCCACTCATGAAGTTGTACCAGAATTTGACTTCTTTACAGCAGTAGATGATGCTAAAACATCCGAAGAATCAGGTTCTGCTATGCTTGGAACCCTTGAATATAATTCTTCTACTTTATATAGATATGCAAATATCAATATAGATGAATTAATTCATAATTTAGGAATAGATTTGGCTCAAATTGGATTAAAAGAATTTATTAAAAATTTTGCTTTAACAATGCCTAGTGGTCATCAAAACTCTTATGCAAATAAAACTTTACCTCAATATATTTTAGTAACTCTAAGAGAAGATACTCCTGTAAACTTAGTTTCTGCATTTGAAGCAGCTGTTCAAAGTAATAGTGGTTATACTGAAAAATCAATTAAGCGACTAGAAAACGAATTTGATAATATTAGCGGATGGATTGGTAAGCCAATTGCTAGTTTTGTTCATGCAAATAAAGAATTTGAAACAACGGTGGGAGAAAAGGAATCAGATATTAATAAATTACTAGATGATCTTTCTACTGTAGTGGCTAAGAGGGTAGAAAATGAAGACACTAACAATTAAGTTGAAGGCGCCACTTCAGGCTTATGGTAATGAGGTTACTTTTAGGAGACGAACTACGAGTCCATATCCTACTAAAAGTGCCGTAATTGGAATGATTTCCGCGTCTTTAGGATATAGTCGTAATGACAAAAGAATCTTAGAATTGAATAATTTGTCATTTGCAGTAAGAAGTGACCAACCAGGACAAGTATTAAGTGATTTTCAAATTGTTGAATATACAAAGAATACCAAGCCCAAACTAACATACCGCTATTATCTACAAGATGCGTTATTTATGGTAGCGATTGGATCAGACGATGATGAACTAATAGAAAAAATTCATTATGCTTTGCAGCATCCAAAATTTTCATTGTTTTTAGGTAGACGCTCATGTCCTCCTGCTGGACCACTTGAAATTGAAGTGTTTAATAATCAAAATCCGTTAAATGTTTTAAAATCGATGGATTGGCAAGCGGCTGAATGGTATCAAAGGAAGCATTGTAATTTTAATGCAGAGCTAATTTATGATGCTAATCTTGGATCAAAAGATAATTTTACATTTCAAATAAAGGATAATGTGGAATCTTTTGATCAAAGAAATCGATCTCATAATTACCGTGAAGTGGTAAGTACATATATACCAATGAAAAATCAAATGAATTCGCATGCTGAAACGACGCATGACATAATGTCGAATATATAAAGAGGTTAATAATGTATTTATCAAGAGTTGAAATTGATTTAAAAAATAGACGAAAAATAAGTGATTTATCTCATCTAGGTGCTTATCACAATTGGGTTGAATCATGTTTTCCAAAATATCAAGACAAGGATAATCGTCCAAGAAATCTATGGCGCATAGATATTTTAAATGGAAAAAGCTACTTATTGGTTTTAAGTGAACAGAAACCAGATTTAGAAAAACTAACTAGGTATGGAGTTTTAGGAACAGCTATAACGAAAAAGTATGACGATTTTCTCGATAAATTATATGTGGGAGAAATCTTACGATTTCGTTTAACAGCAAATCCTACTCGAAAAATAAGTGTTCCTGGTCAAAGACAGGGCCGAATTATGCCGCATATTACTATTGCTCAGCAAAAAAAGTGGTTTTTAGATCGGACCAAAAGTAACGGATTTAAAATAGTAGGAACTCAAGAAAATCATCCAGAATTTGATATTGTTAATCGTGAATGGAAATTATTGCGTCATAAAGGAAGTGGAACAGCCAGACTTAGTTGTGTCACCTTTGAAGGGATTTTAGAAATAACAGATTTGAAAAAATTCAAAAATGCAATGATAAATGGTATTGGAAGAGAGAAAGCGTACGGAATGGGATTACTAACAGTTATCCCAATGTAATCATGCAAAGAAAATTTGGAGCGAAAAAGCCAGAAATTAGTGAGCTAAGTAAGGTTAGTGACAGGATAACTTTTTTATATTTAGAGCATGCAAAGTTAAATCGTATTGACAGTGCGATTAGTGTGGCTGATAGTACAGGAACGGTATATATTCCAGCTGCAATTATTAGCGTTTTACTGCTTGGGCCTGGTGTTGATGTAACTCATCGCGCAATGGAACTGATGGGAGACGCAGGAATGGCAGTAGTATGGGTAGGTGAAGATGGAGTAAGACAATATGCCTATGGACGCTCACTGAATCACTCATCACTCTTACTTCAAGCACAGGCTAAATTGGTTTCTAACACTAGGACACGCTTAGCTGTTGCTCGGAAAATGTATCAAATGCGTTTTCCAGGAATGGATGTTTCTGGGCTAACGATGCAACAATTGCATGGTAAAGAGGGAGCTCGTATTAGAAGAGTTTATCAAGACCAATCTCAAAAAACAGGAGTTGCCTGGTCCCGGAGAGAATATAAGGTCGATGATTTTGAGTCGAGTACTCCAATTAATCAAGCCCTAACAGCAGCTCATCAAGCTTTGTATGGATTAAGTTATAGTGTAATTGTTGCTTTAGGCGCATCCGCTGGACTGGGATTTATTCATACTGGCCATGATTTATCCTTTGTATATGATTTTTCTGATCTGTATAAGGCATAAGGCGGATTATTCAATTCCTATTGCTTTTGAAATGGTTAAGGAATATGGAAAAGATGACATTGCAACACATACAAGACATGCAATGAGGGATGCATTTAAAGATGGGAAACTAATAGAAAAAATGGTAAAAGATCTCAAATATCTATTGAATGTTAAAGATCTAGGCGAAGTGCATGCAGTAATGAACTTGTGGGACAATAGAAAAGGACTTCAAAAATTTGGAGTCCAATATCATGAGCTTGAGGAGTAATTTTAATGATTGTAATTACTCTATCTAAGACACCAGCTTCCTTACGTGGTGATTTAACTAAATGGTGTCAAGAAATTCAAACGGGAATCTATGTTGGAAATGTTAATGCAAAAGTTAGAGACTTATTGTGGGAGCGTGTTCAAAAAAATATCGGTCAAGGAGAAGCTACTCTCGTTTATAATACGAATAATGAATTAGGGTATACCTTTCGAACCACTCGATTAGACAGAAAAATAGTAGATTTTGGTGGTATTCCTCTATTAAAACATGTTAATGTAACGCCAAATTTAAAACTAGGGTTTAGTAATGCTGCAAAATACCATAAAGCTAAGGTATGTTCACGATCTGTGTTGCATAATTCAACTTTGTTAAAGTTTGCAGTAATTGATATCGAAACTACAGGCTTAGCTCCCAATAAAAGCGAGATTCTTTCTATTGGTGCTGTTAAGTATTTGAAGAATGGAAAAGTTGATGTATTTTATAAATTAATTAGGGATGTAAACTGTATTCCGGCCGATGTAAGTGAATTAACAGGTTTGAATATGAAGATATTAAAATCGAAAGGAAGTAATTTAATCGAAGTTTTACGGATGTTGAAAGACTTTCTTGGTGATCGAATTATATTAGGCTATAATTTGACATTTGATATTAGTTTTTTGGATATAGCCTATAAAAGAAATAAAATTTCTGGGTTAATTAATACTTCTAAAGATTTACTTCCAATAATTAAAAAGAATAATAAGTTTCTTGATAATTATAAGTTGAGTACAGTATTGTCAGAATATAAAATTGAAAATCAAAACCCGCATCATGCAGATTTTGATGCAAAAAGTACGTATCAATTAGCCTTGAAATTGATTGATGGAGGAAAATTAAAGCTTTAAAGTTTTCACCGGTAATGAATTTAGCTTTAGATAATTTTCAAAATTAATTTGAACCATTGTATACGATCAATTGGGAGAGGTCTTTCTGAGTATTCCGGAATTATGAGTAGTTAAAAATAGGTTTACATTTAAGTAATACTATAACTTGAAAAAGCACTTAAAGAAGTAAAAATATTTGTAATTAGATCTCTATAATTTTATCGGAATATAGGTATGCAATCTAGTATTATGAAAGAAACTAATGAAAATTAGAGATTTTGAATTATAGAAATGGCTATAGATCGGCCTTTGTTTAGTGTATTCCCCACATGCGTGGGGGTGATCCTAACCAGCAACAACAGCTTCAGGCAAGAATTCTGTATTCCCCACGTAAGTGAGGGTAATTCTGGTCTCCCAATGACTCTAAACTTGTGGAAAATTATATTTTTGGAGGTTTCTTCAGATGAAGAAAAAGTGGATTGCTATTTTATTAGCACTAGTTTCTTTAGTAGTATGTGGTACAACAAGTACTCAAAGTGTAAAGGCTAGTACGCCGTCAATTAACTCAAGCTACTGGAAGCGTAATCGCAAAGTAATCGTGACTAGAAATGTAAAGATCTATAAAATGCGTACTGCTACAAGACAAGTAATTAAGTCTAATTCTAAAACTTTAAGGAAAGGCACGATAGTTTTTATAACCAGAAACAAATCTAAAGTTTGGATTTTTAGAGGTAGAATTCCATCCATAGGTGCAGCTTCTTTGAAAGGATATACTTGGGTAGCTGTTCAGAATAATAGTAAATGGATTGCTACTTACAGTAAAAGTAATGTAAAGAAGTACACTAAAAAATCTGTAACATCTTCTAAAACAGTGGCTTATGATGAAGATAATCAAGGAGATGAAGAAGACAATCAAGCTACAGGTCCTGAACCTACTCTCGAAGACTTAAAAAAACTATATCCAGATCGTTACAAAACCCAAGAATTAAGTGATGACATTATTAATCAGCTTAACAGTAATATTAGTCTAATGCAGAAATGGCAAATTGTTAAAAGTTTATCTGGTAATGATCGTACTCAAGCTGAACAGATTCTAATGAAGAATATGGGGATGATTAAAAATGTTGCCGGAGGTGGAACTTGGTCCCCACTATCAAGTGGTCAATTTGAACAACAAATGGATCGTGTAACTAGTGCTTCACAAAGATCTGCCAATTTGATTATGGGTAACTAATACTATTTGTTCAAGGTATTCCCCACATATGTATGGGGTGATCCACAAACACTTAGCAATGTTCTTACTACTGTAAGAATTATCGCTAACATAATAGATAATATTATTAAAAGCCATTTATTATATTTAAGTCTCATCCATATTTTTTATAACTTCACCTTAATTATTTACATACCAAAAAGCGAATCCTGATATATCAGGATTCGCTTTTTTATGATTTACTTTGAAAACAGAATTTCAATTATAATCCTTCAAGGTCATCTATCCAATCAGGATCATACTTAACATTTTTATATACTTGTTTACCAATTGCTAAATTAAAATTAGCAAGTATTTGTTCATAACGCTTAATCATATAAGGCATTACTTCGTTACGTGATAATTCTCCAATATTAACAAGGTCTTCAATATATTTTTTATTATAGTCAGATGCTTTATTACTAATTTCTTCTAAATACTCCTTAGAACATTCATTAGTAAAATCACCATATTCATATGGAACGCCATATTTTAATAATGGAGCCAAATATTCTTGAGGTAATATTTTACCAGTTGACCTATTGACGGTATAAAAATAATAATCAACCGCAAAAACATAATATTTATCGTTTTTAGCCAATAATTTAATCATCATGGTTACCTCCAATTACTTTATATTTTATACCGTCTTGTTTTAGTTTTTGTTGTAATGTTTTAGTCAATTCTTCTTTAGATATAATAATTAACTCAATATCTTTTTTAGTAAGTGAGCCATGAATTTGTGCTTCATTATAAAACTTACTTGGGTCTTTTAAGAACTGATTAATATTAGTATAATCATCACTCAATTTTCTATTTGGGTCTCTCCATAGCTTTTGACCCATATTTAGCCCATCATCTGCTTTAAACTTCCACATGCTACGTAAATATGATGGGTTGGGCTCACCTAATTTAGCGGCTCTATTCAACTCTTGATTTAATGAATACTTGCCTAAACCCAAACTGTCCCCATGAAAATAAGTAATTCTATCTCTAATTTCATTTTTAAATATAACCTTAGTGCTACCATACGGGTCTAAAACACTATAATCTGGTTCTTTATCTCGATTGTCCCATAAGTACCCGTACTTTTCAAACTCATTAGGCTTTAAATTATTCATTTCCTTTGGGGACAAATTGAATAACTTTGCGGTGGCTTCTTTTCTTAATGAAGGGTTATAAGCACCGCCACTTGATTTTGTCTCTAATTGAGTTTTAAAACCATTATCTAAAATACTTTCTAAATCAGAAGTATGGACCCTCATTCTAATTTCAACAGTAGGTAAGACACTTAACTTAGCTACTTTATTAGCTTGTTCAATTAAGTTAGCCTTAACAGCATTTCGAGTAGATATATCTTCAGGCTTTGAACTTGGTCTTTCATTCCAGCGCCTATCTATGTAATCCGAGATACTTACTTCATTAATATACTGTAGTGTCTTAGGCACATCTTTGCTTTTAGGAGGTTTATTTAGATAGCCAGTAACGTTATAAGGCAACTTCAAGAATTTAGCTACATCTAGTTTAGAGATGTTTTGCATTTGGATCCATTCGTTAGCTGTAAGAATATGTAGCCTACGATTCTTCTCCCATTCAGCATAAAGCTGATTCTTTATCCATCTACCTTTACCGCTAATATAATCTCTAGACCACCTTGTAGTTATGCCAGGTAGTCCTTTAATATATGGAACTGTAGTGCACCTACAGTAGGGATGGATCAAGGGATAATTGAGACCTTCAACTTTATTTTTGGTACTAAAAATGCGCCCATCTAAATGAGCGCACCGTTCACAGGTATGACTTTCTAAAGTAGCGAGATATTCATACTGCTCAATCTTTGAATCTTCATAAAACTTAGCTGTAGCTTGTTCTGCAGCATGTCCCATTTCAGTTACAACAAGACGGTGAATATTTGAATTAACCACACCTTGAAACCTATCTCTTAGCATTTGTTCAACACGAGTATGGGAATATCCTAAAGCAATTGAACGGAACATTACATCTGTTAAAACTTCAGGCATAACTTTTGTATAGTTATTCCAAATTCTTTTACTAAAGTCACTCCCCTTCCAAGGCTGGTAAACAATATCTTTTAATTCTTGTTCATTAAAATGTGCCAAGTAAATAAGTATCTTGATACCGTTGAGCTAGCGCTAATGCCATATTAGCTTCTTCACTATCAGCATAACTAGCAGCTAGATTTTGATATTGTTTATATAATTCCTTAAGTCTAGCAATTCTAGATTTATAGTAAGCAGAATTCAATTCTTTTTCATAGCCACTAGCTTTTGCCTTTGCTTCAAACTCTGCTAATGTCATATCAAATTTAGAAGTATCAATAGAATTCAAATAATGAGCCGCTTGTTTTAGTGACTGATTATTTGAATTAGCGTATTTACTTAACCAATTCTTTGATTCTTTTATAAATTCATTTTCAAGATCCTTAAGACGAGAACGCATCGCAACTTCATATTCAGCAGTAGACTCCATTTCTTTCTGTTTAGCTAACAGAACTCGTTTTTTCCAGTAATCTTGTGCTTTCATAGGAAGTTACCTAACTATTTTCTTTATTTGCCTGCTCTGGTTTATCAGAATTGTTTTTATTATCCTCTGCGTAATCTTCATCTTCAGAATTATTAAAGCTCTGAGACGATCTAAAACCGTCACTATTTTGAATATCTTCTTTCTGGTCTTTTAATTCTTGTTGCCAATCGTCAACAATCGGATTAGCTCTAGCAATTGCTTCTTTAGAGGAATAGTTTGCTACAGTAGCTACAGTTTGAGCTTTAGCAAGATCATCTTCAACTCTAGTACGTTTCCAAGTTTGAGTAATTTTACGCCCCTCAGGATCTTTCAAATTCAAATAACGCATAATTGCTCGAATTAAATCATTGATTGAATTAGTAAAGTAAGCTTGAGTATTAGCAGCTTTCAATTCTAGATTAGAATAAAGCATTTTAATGGCAGTTCCACTAGCATTGGTAGTTTCAAACTTATTAGGATCAATACCTTGACCCTCTGTAAAAATATTCTCCCTCGTTAAATCTAGAAGTGTTTTACGGGCTTCAACGGGAATATCGATCGTAAGCTTTTCTACACCTGATTTATCCCCGTTCCCTGCATTATTAAACTTAATAGCCTTATAATCTCTTAAAGTATCCATAAATTCTTTAAGATCAGTTCCACCATAATTATTAAGAACAAGAATAACCTGTTGAACATCAGATACATCATTTAAAAAGCCATTATAAATATGGTCATATGCATCAATTAAACCTTTATATTTAAATAAATCAGGTTTTTGATAAATATTCTTAGGAAACGGAATAAACGGCACACGCCCCAAATTATGAGTATACGTGTTACTTTGTCCCGTCTCATAGCCTGCTGTAGTATCGTATGACACAATCTTATTAAAGGGTTCAATTACAGTTTGATCACTAGCTTTGGTTTTAAAAAATTGAGCTTCTTGATCATTCCAATATTCGTGTACAGTAAAATATTTACCTACATCTGTATCTAATTGTTTATAAGAACGTAATACTCCCAATAGCTTATTATCCAGCGTTGTATCATAAACAGGTGTAATTTGTGACGGTGTAACAATTCCGTATCTAAAATTATTATCTTCATCAATCCAATAATGTAGCCAACCTACTCCAGCATTAGCAGCATCAATTACTTCTTTATTAATGACTAAGGCGAATTGATCTCCCAATACATCCCTAATCCGTTGATTATCCGTATCACTGTCTACATCTATTTGTGGTGCCACAGTAGCCACGTAACCAGCTTCTTGATCTACCAGTAACTGGTGCAGGTTGTTAGATACACGGTTATCAGCTCTTCTTAAGGGATCTTTTTTCCCATCTTCTTTAACAATGGATTTTCCATTAGTTCTTAACGTAATATCATTTTCATTATTGTAGTACTTGATTGATTTTTCATATCTGTCAGAAAACCTTTTGTGTTGAGTACCAGTATTTTTTAGTAATTCCTTCAATGCTTTTACGTCCAAGGAATAAAGCCCCCTTTCACATTCTTTGAGTAAATTCCATATCTTAATGCATCTAGTCGGTCATTATGTCTAACGTCATTTTCTTTTAAAGGTTGGCCTGTATTTTCATCCCAAGCATATTGGTAGATTTCATTCATTAAACCTTGGGAACAAGACTTAGCAACAAAGAATTTTCCTTCACGCATCTTCTGTGCAACACATTCAATACCAGGTAATACATTTTTATTAGCGTTGATACAGTTTATACCAGCTGCTTGAAATTCATTAACATTATCAGGACGAGCCGAATCAGCATAAAAAATAAGATTGCGTCCAAACTCACCTTGTAAGTTCTGTGCAATCTTAACCCAGTAATTAATAAATTTATGTTTTTTCGTATAATCACGAATTACGTAAGTATTACCTTGATCATCGTCCCCTAATAAAAGAATTGGATTAGGGTGTTCAAATCCCCAGTCAACGCCGCAATAATATTGAAGATCTTCAGGAATTTTATCATCATCAATAACCATTTGTTTTGCATCAAAGTCCTGATAAACAATACCTTCACCAGTAACCCATAAGCCCAAAATATCACGATCATAAAACATCCCTTTAGGCTTAGATGCTTTCATAGATTTAACATATCCAGGATCAAGGAAAGTATTATCATCAATCGTGAAATTAAATGAAACAATTCCAGAATCAGGGTCTTTATTATCAATAAAATCCAACTTTAACCAATGTGTGGGAATATCAGGGTTAGTATCGCAAATAATATGTGATCCAGGTTGTGAACAACGGTTTTGAATTTCATTGAATACTTCATGATTAGCAAGGGATGCTTCATTTACATATGCTCCATAAGAAGTAAAACCACGAGCACTTGATAATCCTGAAATAGACCCCGTATAAACAGGAACAATATCGACACCGAACAAATGATAATGATTGTGAAAATCAGGTTTTAAAGTTAAACCAAATTGTGTCTGTAACTCAGAAATCACATTATTATAAATTGAACCAGATGTTGCACCTGCAAGAATAAATCTTGGGTGTTTATCCCCTCGTAATCGGGCTAACTCTGCTACTCGTTTCAATTCATTAAGAAACAAAACATTATCAATAAAAGTTTTCCCCGACCGAACAGCTCCAGACAGAATCATAATTTTAAACGGCTTAGTTTTATAAGTATGGAATACTTCAACTTGTTTGGGGGTAAAGAAATCAGTTATTGCCACTCTTCTTATCCTCCTTTATTAAAGTATCTAACATCTTATCAAGCAGTTGTTCCATGTCTTGACCATTATCTTCCATTGCTTTAGCTCTAGCTTCAGCAACACGAGCATCAGCATTAGCTTTACGAATTCTAGCAGCATCAAGTTCGGGAGTTCCATTATCTGCAAACAAACCAGCTTGCTTTAATACTGTTTGAATCGCTTGAAGCTTAACCATTTCAGATTTACCATTGCGAATTAATTTAAGTAATTCTTTTATGGCATCTGGTAAAGCATTATTTAATTGAGAAATACTGTATTCATGTTGAGCTTCCTTGAATAATGGATCTTTTTTCCACTTCCATAAGGTGACTGTTGAACGATTAATCTTTTTAGCAATTTCTTCATCTTTCAAATCACCTTCAAAAAGCAACTTAACAGCTTCTTGATGCTTTTTATCTAATTTTGAAAAAGCACTGTATTCTTTATTTTTCTTAATCGTCAAACCATATCACCACCGCCTTAATTTATACAAAACAAAAAGAACGGTTAATTCCGTTCTTACAATTATCACTTTATTTAACAGTAACTAAGGATGATGCAGGTATCAAATCCTGCTCCGTGTGCATCGGCTCAAAATCATTGAAAAAGACATTTTACACATTTATCATCCTAGGATATTACAGTCATCGTTTAATTTTTCGACAATACTATAATAACCTGATTTATATTCGGGTAGTATTCATACTTAGTACGTATTTATTCCGTTTCAATAAGTTTTATCACTTTATCGCAATGATTCTTTACTTGCCATCCTTCAAACGAGTATGCAAAAGAAATCAAAGCGTGCTTACGATAAACAGAAAATGAAGTATGTTCTCGGTATATTAAGGGCTGAATATCTACCCAGCGTTGATGGTTAATATAAAGACCAATCAAGATCTTTTTAGAAACGGGATCAACCCCATAATGCAAGGCATCATTAACAGACTTAACAATATTTTGCGCATCTAAACCATTAATCAAGTTAATTTCAACATTATTAAAATTGCTTGAACCTGGTGCTCCATTTAAATTAGGAGAAGCTAAATCCGTCATTCGACTTCCGCTCATCAACACAATTCTTTCTAAGTCTCTCTTGAAAAAATTAGTTACATTTTCATAAGTTTTCTGTTCATTAAGTTTGGGCAATAAATCCACACTATCACTCCGCATTTAAATATTGTTTGATAGCTTTAGTGGCTACCATTGACATAGGCACCTTATTTTTCTCGCAATGTTTCTTTAGTTCATCATATACATACGAATCAATTAAAATTTCCATTTTAACTCCTTATTTAGCCAAGAATTATTTCCTTGCTTTTTAAACACTTCTGAATTACAAGTTTTATAAATTGCTTCATCAGGTATCTCCCACCAATATAATGATATTTTAGAAACTGTATATCCTAATTTTTCAGCTTTTAAAATTGCCCTTTGAGATCTACAATTTGAAATTCCAACATAATTACATATTCCTTGAGCATATGAGGTATAAAAATCAGGTCTACCTTTATAAGAAATTTTATATTTAAACTTTGTTCTATAATTCAAACCATAAATTTTCTTTATTCTTAGCACCCTAGGTTTATCAACTTTTAGTTTTTCATAAATATAGTGAGCTGGATATCCCCGTTCAATAAGCTTTTTGATCTTTAAATCATTTTCATCTGGTTCAAAATCAGTAGGCTCAATATACTTATCAGCTAATAATTTTTGTGCAGCAATTAAATCTGGATCAGAATCAGGAGTATGTGTAATTGATCCATGACGTTCTTCAGCTTTATGAATATAAAGTAAAGCATTTTGAAATCTAGTCAAAGCCATATCCTTGAAGCCCTCCATCTACTATCATTAATGCATCTTTTACAGATCTAGCAATTCCATGAATCACATTATGGGATGCAAGAAATTCATGAAACCGAATTTGATCGGGTCTTGGTTTTCCAGTTTTTGACTTAACTTCAATGTAGAAAATTTGATTATCTACCCATCTAAAACCGTACAGGTCTGGATGCCCTTGAGGCAATCCTGTATCAAACCAGCGGCCATCAATTGTTTGAACTTTACCAACATTAGCTCTAAAAACAGTACACTTATGTTGAGATAAAGCTACTTGAATTTCTTTTTGAATTTCATGTTCTGATTTCATAAATTTAATGACTTTCTTGATTTTCTGAAATCAATTCAGTTTGACTAGCTTCTAAATTGACCATTAATGGGCCTGTAGCAATCTCATTTAGTTTATCTAACACGATATCATTAGTATCTGCAGCTAATTGAATAGTAACCATACCATCTTTAACTTTAAAATTAGAAATTTCACCTTTAAATTGAATAACTTTTCCGTGCATAATCTTTACCTCGTTTAATTTAATAAGTAATTTTAATCTTTAGAGTTGAAGTTCCAGCACTAGGAACATCTTTTTGTATTTCAATATCAGGATCTTCTAAAGATCCAACTTGCTTTTCAAAAGCTTTAATATCATTAATAACACTTTGAATCTGTTTATTAATTTTTGTTGTCGCCATATGTCTTACTCATTAATATTGATCTATCTTTGGATTTTTCACTGCTAATCTTCTAACTGTCTCACAAGCTTCAGTCCTATTTCCACCACTAAAATTTTGAGGAAAAGTAGGTAAATATTCTTCATCTACATCAATCAGTAACTTAATATCTTTCAAAGCACCTTTATAAGTATTAAAAAAATGCATCAAGCATTCCACATTGCAAAATACTGCTCCAGATGGCAAAAATGAACGATCAATAAAAATCACATCATTAGTATCATCTAATTGATTACTACAATATTCACATTCGTATCCTCTATTCATTTCCACTTACACCCCACTTATATTCGTCAATTTCTATTGAAAAAATTTTATTTCTTACTAATTCATCAATTTTAAAATCTGGTAAATTGGTAGGTACATCAAACTCAAAATAATGTTGTCTAATGCCTTCAGTATAATAATTAACCTCTATAGTTTTCATCTTTATGCTCCTTTAAATATCTCAACGCTAAAATTGAATATCCTGCCATATCAAGCAATGTATCTTCAAGTGATTCATCGTTTTCTTTGAGCTCATTATTAGTAATTAGGTGTTCAATTCGATTGTATTTATCAGACAAGCGCACACCAATCACTGATAAACCATATTATCAACCGATTTAGTAAAACTGTCACCATAGGCTTTATTTTTAGATTGGAGAACATTGGCTAAATTATCCGTATATTTTTGAAATATATTTCCACACATTAATAATCGCCTCTTTTTATTTTTTTGATTAATAAACTTTTTCTAAATTTAAGCCCTACATTACTAATTGGAAGAGCTAATCTAGCTATAACACCGTTCATAGTCCGATCATTTTTATACTTATCTACCAAATAAGAATTACGAACTAAACTCTCATTAATAAGATAAATTTCTTTTTGAAGCATTTTCTTTCTAATTCTTCGTTTCATAATTTATTACCCATTCTTTTACATAAATAACTTTTTGTACCGAGGGCAAGCCACGGGATTTTTATTATGCGGAATCACTCCACACCAAAATCTTTCCATATTAGTCTTTTCCTTCTTGTTGATTATTAGTTACAGCTTTCATATAACCTGTAAAAACATGATCTGCAATTTTATATGGATCTTGATCTTTATTGCAATGATGTTCGGCATACTTAAGAATGTTTAAATAAGTCATAACCATCGTTTCATTAGCAACTTCAAGATCATTTCTTTCTGTATTCATTAATTAATCCTTTTAAATATTAAAGTTACGCTATAATCTTTACCTGCACCAACCATAACCGTCCTTTATCATTACTCTCTCAAGACTTCATAAAGATCAAAGATCTAAAAAGTTATAGTAATTTTTGAAAAACTCTTTAACGCTATTAGCCCTTATAATAATATATATATTATTTTATTTACTTTTATTAGTTATTTACTGTAGTAGTATAACTAACTAACTTAAGCATAGATATATCAAGAGTTTCAGTAGTTACACTAAGTATAACCAACTGGATCTTAATGTAACTTTTTAGCAAAACCTGCTACTGTTTTGCCGTCAACCTTTTTTCTAGCACCAACTTCATAACCTAAATGCTCCATGAAATATCTAACATCTCGAGCATCTTTGGTATTTCTACTTAATGCATCCCTATCCTTAAAGATTTCAAATGCAAGTTCATAATTAGAAATAAACTCTTTCTTTGCGAATTTATTTTCAAGAACAGTATTAAGTTCGTCTTCAAGACCTGAAGTATAACGAAATTGCTTTCTATTCTCTGCTAATAATTCTCTTTGGTGCTTATCTAACAGAAACGGCTCTTTAGTATTTTTATAAAGCCACACCGCTTCACCCCAGACTTGTTGAACGTATTCATCATTTAAATCTGTGATAGGAGATTTCTTTTGTTTATCTGCATTCGCAAATATTGAAATAAATCTTCTATCTCCTGATCTATCCTTTAAGTGACGAATTTCATTGGTGGTTCTAGCAATAACGAACTTCTTTAAGAAAATATCTGATTTATGAGCATATGCTTTACGATATTCAAACTGTTGCATTGTAATAAATTTCTTTATTTCTTCAAAACTCGCATCATTTGAAGCAGTCATTTCATCATCATTTGGATACTTTAACTTTAACGAATCATTAACATACAAATCTTCATCTTCTATTTTTGTTGCTTCATCTTTATCATGACTATAATTCATCCATATAATATCATTAAAATTGTATTTTTCTGTATTTAAAATATGTTTATAAATTTCTCTATAATCATCAATTGTTATAGCACCATTTCTATAATATTTAGTACCAAAATTCTTTTTATATTCTTGACGTAATTCTTTGTCTGTATTAAAAATTACGCCTGATGTATCTATAGCAGAATTATACAAAAAATCAATTTGATTTGAAGTATATCCAATATAAGAATCATACTGATTTGATATTTTATTTGCATAATCAATTTGTTCATCTGTTCCATCTACTTGTCCATTTTGATAGGCTTGTTTCAAACTTTCTTTTCCTTTTTTAGCGGTAGTAGCAGCTTCATCAGCACTATCTTGATTTAAAAGCATATTTAATACTAATAT